TGCTGCCTCTTTTCCATAGCCAATTGCTTGCCAGTTAATAGACCTTGCAATGCCTGTATTTGATGAGTTAAAACATTGAACTGTAAAACCAGTTCGCGCTTTGCTTGTGACCCTAAAGTAATCGCCTGAATTAGCGTCCTGCATGGTTACACCAATCACAGGAACCGCTTTAAAATTGCTTCCGAATGACACGGCTGTACTGCTTGATGCCACTGACAAATCACTGGCTTTTTCAACGCGATCAGGCATGTCCAAAGTTACAGAAAGGGCTGTAATTGAAATGTTGTATGATGAATCTGAATTAGTAATTATTACCCGAAATTCATAACCTCTAGCGTGATAATCACCAACTAAAAAAGGAGACCAATCTGTCCAAGTGGGATTTGATGATGGATTATTGTTAGTGGTTCTAAGCTGCAAAACCGCTGTAATTGCATCTGAACTTGCACCATCAAAATTCTGCCATTGATCTATGTTTTGAACTCTATAATCAATTAAGTCTGAAACAACTGAAACAGAAGAGGCAATATTGGCAGTTAATCGGCTAGTATAAGTTGCACCAAGGTCTACAGAATTGGAAAAATAATAAGAGCCATTAGCTTCAATAACGGCGGCATCTCCTATTTCTCTTGTTATTTTAGCGCCTGATTCGGTAACTATATTGTCTCCTGATTCAGATAATAAAGTTTGAGGCGCACCCTCTAGTTTTAAAACATTGTTTAAAACAATCATGTTATCTTTTACACCACTAAAAGATGGATTTTCTGTGCTAGTCAATACTGCATTAAAATCAATAATGTTAGGAACTGTAGTCACTGCAATTTTTGCATTTGTTGAAAATCTGCCGCCCTCATCTACGGCTTTTGCCATGTATGTGCCAGCAAGCAAAGGAAGAACTGTCGCTGTTTGACTTCCTGCTACGGCTTCGCCAATGTCTTGCCCATCTTCCCATGTCGCATTTGCAGTCAATGGGGTGTGTCTAATTCTTACATAACCACCATTTATTACGTCTAAATCTGTCACCCTTGACCATGATAAATGGCACTGACCATCCAAAGCTCTGATTGAAAAATTATTAACATCACTAGGAACGGCGGTTAGTCCTGAGATGGTTTTATTGTTGATGGAAGCATACTCAGACTTAGCCCCAATTGAGTTGATTGATCTAACTCTAAAGTCATATACCCCAGCGGGTATATCATCAACTCTGGCCTCAGTTGAGCTTGTGTTGGTAATAAATGTATAAGTTGATGCGCTACTAAGTTTGTATTCAGCTTCGTATGCAGAAACAAACGCATCATTGGGAGCATTCCAAGAAAAAAACGCTCTTGATCTAGTCCCTACAGAATTTACAGTGGTGTATAACTCTTCCGTTATACTATTCGGTAATGGAGAAGCGACAGAAAAAGGATTAGGCAAATTAGTGCTTGGTGAATCATCTGCTTCTGTTTTTGTAGACCAAGGGTAAATGCTATTTTGATGTTCTGTTAAAGAAAAATTAACTGTTCCATCTGTGTTTAGTGCAATCTTTTGAACCCTAAAAGTTTTTGCATTCCAAGCTGGCGTTGGATGAGTTACATCTACCAAGTCGCCAACTTCTGCATTTAAACCTTCGCTGGTAGATTTAAAGATAACAGACAGCCCTTTTCTTGATCTTTTTAGAGCAATTGAAGCAATGTCTTGAGCGGTATAGATGTTAGTTGTTGTGGGTAAATCTATATTTTTTGTTAACTCAACGCCCCCATCTTCTAACAGATAACCTGCTTCCTCTGAGCTTCCCGCTGGCGGGTATTCAGTCTGATCCATTTGCCAATTGGCGTTTGGATTTGGAAACGTAGCAATTATTCTATTAAATTTAGTTTTTTTGCTTTCACTGTTAATTCTTATACCACCAATGATATGAGACTCATTAAAGCTGAAAGTTGAATTGCCAGTATCTTCTATGACTAAACTATACTGACCTTGCGTGTATGGCATTAAGCCTCGCATTCCAGACAATATAGTTTTTACATTGCTAATTACTGGGCTATCTGTAGAAATCACAGCGTTACAAGCAAATATTTTTTGATTACCACTGCCAGAATAAGGGGAAACCAAAGCATCACATTTATTTGCAGCTATTATAAATTTAGAATTGTTGATAGTTGAAACGGGTAATGCTTTTCCATATCTGGCGTTTGTTAAATAATCTCTAAGGCATAAGGCTGGATTAGAGGAATTTGCTACGCTGGCAATGGCAGAGGTTCTGGGATCGTAAACTTTTTTTCCTTGAACCACGGCATGAATTATTGGCATGCCTCCAAAAACATCTTGATCCCACTTAAATCGGCAAGCAATATAAGCAACCCCAGATAGCTTGTGATCAGAAGTCCAGCCTACGCCAGCATTAACTAACATTGAGTCAGCGCTTTGCCCATCTGATCCAGTGTATTTGTTTATGGTTAACAGATTTGAGAATTTAGAATCAGTGCTCAAAGTGTCGTTAATGTATATATCTCCAATGCTATAAACCTCTCCCTCACAAAGAGCCATAACAATATACAAATAAACATTATCAGTGCCGCTGGTAGCAACAAAAACACGAACACCGCCAATCTTTCTTTGACCATAAATAACGGGTATAGAGGCTATATTAGACTGCTTATTCAGTAACGCACCTTGATACTGTTGTTCTAAAGTGTTCATGCTCTGATCTGGTATATCGACCACCCATGAAACCACATCAGAAATAGCATCAACTGTAACATCAATAATTGACTGCCCAATATTGCCAATCGTTCCAATTGGATCACTGAAAAAATCGCTAAACCAACCCATTAAGCAATCCCCCACTTGAGGTCTTTAACTGTATTGGGCGCAAATTCAAAACCTTTATCCCCTGCAAAGAAAATTTGCTGAGAATTGTGGTTAGTTCGTCTGCCTGATTTCTTCTCAAAATCTGACCAGTGAGATGAGGCTGTTAATACAATTTGAGAGGTAGAGGTTGAATCGCTTATTGAAAAGCTTTGCATGCGACCATCATAAACTAGAATTGGATTTCCAATAATGCCTCCAGTTGCATTGAGCAATGCCCTGTGAATGGTTACTTTTCGATCAATATAAGACTCACTTAATAAAATAGAGATGTAATCTTGGCTCACGCCAGATAGCGTTATGCTAACAGAGGCAATATTAACCTCTGAGCTTTCATTAATGTTGGAGATACCCTTTAAAGAACTGCTTGGCGCGTATGTATTCCCACCTAAAGTAATGGCATAGGAATTTTCTGTTAAATAGATAGCGGTGCTAAAGTCTATTTTTACCAAGTGGGCGGTAACAAATGAGTCTTTAGCAAGCTCTGCAATTGTAGCAGCGTCAATAGCTCTACTCATGAAAGCGCCTCAATAAAGTCCACTTCATAGCTAAAAAACATACCCGCACCAAGCTTGTATCCTTGAATGTCGTTAGCCAGCCGAACAGTAAAAGGTACATTGTTATAAATTACTGTATGAGAACTTGATACTGCGGTAATCAGTGGCGGGGTAAATGCCATTGCACCATTGCCAGCGCGATCAGCGGTTAGCATATAAACCTTGGAATGGCCTGAGAACTTAATCATGTCACCCGCTTTAAAAGTCCCTGTAAGCCCCGCTATCGTAACTGACTCTAACCCTAGCGCTGTTGCTGCACACGTTACTGTGCCGCTTACTGAGCCGCTGGGAGAGCTAATACCTGTAGGTACTATAGTAAACACGCCATGCCGCCCTTTTTGAGCAACAACAAAGCTGAATACAGGGTTAAACTCGGTTCTTTTCATGGGAGCGTATGAGGCTGTAAAAGACCATTTTTGGCCTCCTATTTTGCGCGATTGCTGCCGCCCACTTATTGACTCTGAGAAAAGAGTGGGGCTTTCAGACTGTAAATTTAATCCGTTAAATGCTGGGGATGTTGGGTATGTCATGCGAGGGCTGGCCTCCCTCTATCATTGAGTGATTGATTTATTAAGCCCATAAGAACTCCACGGCGGCTTGTTAATAGCTCATCAAATCCCTTCGTGTCATTAGCTGAAATATTAATTACAAAGTTGGAGCCGCCTAACTGATCATTAGGAACCACATTTGCTGCTTGGTTAGGAACAATAAGCTCTGGCCCACGCTCACCTACAATGTATGGAGAACCCGCTGACATTGGGCCTCCCTTCTCTCTAAATTGAGTACCGCGAATTGCAGAAACTTGAGCCATGCCATTAGCTAAAGCAAGGGCTGCAAACCCTAAATTGAGTGGGAATGGTGTTGATGCTAGAGCAGATGAAACAGCCTTATAGGTGTTAACAATTGCATCCTTTAATGCAAACGCTTTATTTAGTGCAAACGCTTTTTGATAGTGACCGCCCAAAGTTTCAAGCGTTGTTCTTCCCTCATCTTTTAAATCGCCAATGTCTTTTTGTCGAGCGATCCGCATAATCTCAGCGCCACGAATTTGTGATTGAAACTGTATTCCATACGCCTTTGATCGTTCAGCCTGTATTTCTTGAGCGGCTAATTTTTCGGCTTTAGCTTGTCGGCCTAAAGCATTTTGAGTTAATGTCATCATTGTTCTTTGATGGTCAAAAGCTAGTTGGTATTCTTGTGCATTTTTTGAAACCATTGGGCTATTGTCAGCCCCTTCGCTAGCCCCAACAACAGGAGGTAATGATATATTTGTCTCTTTCATTTTATTTAAGAGTTTGTTAATTTCTAAAACTGCTCCATTAGTATTGAAGTTTTTAAAAGGCTCTATATCTTGCAAATAATTACCAGAAGCAATTATTTTTCTAAGAACTACCTCTCTGTCATCTAATTTAGAATCTTCACCAAACATTGCAGAATCAAACGACTCAGAAAGTTTTTCTCTATTTTGAGCTATTTCTATTAACTCTATGTTTATAGCTTTTAATGTTTTTAAACCGCCCAAGCTAGAAGGTAAAAACTCTAATACTTTTTGTATTGAGCGACCCGCTCCTGTAGCAATTCTCGCTAAACTATTTAGCATTGAGGTTGAGGCTTCAACTATTGCGCTAGCAGCTTCTAAAATGGTGATAGCTATGTTTTTAGAAAAAGCGGTAATACCGCCCTGCTTGTTTATTTTCATCTCCACAAAGGAGCGTACGGCTTCTGAGGCAGATTCAATAATTGGCGCGATTGAAGCAACAACTCTGTGAAAAACATTACCCAGATAATCAGTTAAACGAGCAATCGAATCGTTAGCGTTTTCGACCCCTTCAATAAGCTCCAAGCTCATCACTAAACCAAGCTCATCAGCTTCTTTTTTCATGGCCTCCATTGCGGTTTTGCCATCTTTAAGCATGTTGATAACTTTAGCGCCACGCGCACCAAACAGGTCGTACACAAAGCTAGCTCTGTCTGTTTCGTTGGTCATTGTTTCAAGAGCAGTGGCAGCTTGGCCTAGAACGTCAGTAACACTTCTGGTCGATCCGTCAATGTGGGTGGAAGATATTCCGTACCTATCAAAAGCTTCTTTAGCAATGCCTGTTCCGCTAGCAACATCTGAGATGTTGATTGCTAATTTTTGCATGGCTTTATCTAGCGACTTAGCCTCTAGGCCACCAATGCTTGCCGCATGCCTTAGCCTTTGCAACTCAGTAACCGATATTCCGATAGATCGACTAACCTTCGCCATGCTATCAGTAGCATCCATAGATTTTTTAATCAGGAAACCAATACCAGCCACGCCAGCCGCTAGACCGATAGCCGCTTTCATTGAAAAAGCAGCACGCGCTATGGATTTTAGACCAGCCGTAACCGCCCTAAACGCTTTCTTAGTATTATTGACAGCTTTGATCGTTATCTTAATATCTTTAGTTGCCATTCTTCATTTCCAAGTAAGCCGCCCAGAGCAGTATTTCATCAGTTTGTAAGATCATAATTTCCTCCAAACTTTTGTGGAGGTGATCCGCTAAAATCATAGCGAATCTTAGATCATGATCTTCTTTTAGTTTTTTGTTGCGTCCTCAACATCAGGATCATCACCGCCCATTTCAGAAACTACCCTGCTAATAATTTCTGGATCAAATCTAGTCATGATCTCAGTCATATTGGCCTTCTTAAATAGCTTCGTACCATCCTCATCTAACGCACGTAAAATAAACGTCATAGCCACTGCTTCGGCTTGCTTGTTATCTGCGTGTAATTTTAGAACCTCACCTTGCTCTCTGAAATTCATGGAAGGTTTATAATAAATAATTGACGGCTTCCCATTTACTATCCATTCGGGAACATCTGCTTGCTTTAACTTGCCGCTCATTCGTTCTCTAAATTGAACTTTTGCCGCTTCTAACATTTCACTCATAAAAAATTCCCCGTTAATTAGTTCCCCGTTAAAAAATTCACTGGCAGAGCCACGGGGAGGGACTTTTTCAGCTTTCGCCTAGCCAGTGAAACCTATGAAACTGTCGCCCAAACAACTGCGCCAGAGCCAGTAAAGCTAAAGGTCTGCTCAACCATTCCATCAATTGAAGCGCTCAAACCAACCTCAGTAACAACCGCTGTTCCAGTAGCAAAGGTGTCTCCGTTAGTGTCTCCCTCTGGGAAAAGCGTTAGCACAACTGTGGCTCCAATAGTGACCGCATTTTGTCCGTTATCTCCCTCATCGAAAAACATCTCACAAGAGCCTGAGAAGCTAGTTTGCCCCGCCTTATAGGTTTTAGAGGTGTCGTTTAAAGTGGTATCTTCAATGGTTCCTGCCGTTTCATTTAATGAATAACTACGGATTTCTCCAATAGTGACTCCACCAATTTTAACAAGACCCGCCGTAGCTGCATGATTAGCCATTAGTTGGCCTCCTTAGTTTTAGTTACTTTCTTTGGTTTTGCGGTTGGTGCTTTATTACTCCAACCGCGATTTTTCATGGTTTGAATCTGCGAGGCGTGAACATCCACGCTAGCCTTATCCTTGTACATCAGCATTTTAAAATTCCTCTAGTTAGCCAGTGTTGATGGAGCGGCTGGATTTACTCTGTAAACACCATTAAACGTCAAGGTTGCTACCGCTATGGGTTTGTCAGATTCGTTGCTGTATTCAATGTCAGTGTCCTCTAGCATCACCTCAACTAACTTTCCATTGAGCGTTTTATCAGCAAAAATGGCGGTCTCTACTTCGGCGCAGATAGTGTCTATTAAATCCTCCACTCCATTTTTAGTCTTAGCTCTTGCCTCAACTCTCAAAGTGAGGTTGTGCCATGTTCTAGTTGCGCTGCTCAAATCCTCGTTTACAGTGTCTTTGTCTGCGTAAATAGTCAGGCAGGGCAAGGAATCATGGTCAACATAAATACGGGTATCAAAAACTCTGCTGCCCGTTGTCGTTAATCCTGTCAAAGTAGTTACTAGCTGCTCTCTAACTTGTTGTCTTGCATGAGCCACTAGGATTGATCCTCTAAAACTAGCTCGACCATTCCAGTACCATCAACTTGAATACCGATCACATGGTAAGTAGTAGAGCCAATGACCACGGAAGCACCATGACCCACTCCTTGAACATCTGCGTTAGCGCACGCAAAAGTAGGGTGAACGCCTTCAATGCCAGCGACCTCTATAAAAGCCTCATCTAAGATTCCACTGACCGATGAACCCGCGATTGTTGCGTTTATAGCAAAATCATCAGTATCAAAAAATTCAGAAAAATCCTCAGCAAATGCCATTTTTATTTACTCTTTTTCTTAGGCGCTTTTGGGGCTTCACTATAAGCTTCCGCTCTACCCATCTGTATCAACACCCGTCCATCACTATCGCTCACCTCGGCAATAGCTCCCTTTAATAAATCTACACCACTAGCAGCGGTTGAACTTAAAATTTTAATTTGCATAAAAACCTCGTCTAAGTGGGCGGGTTTGACCCCGCCCTATTTAAAGGATTAAGTGGTTATGAACCGCCTGAGCCTTTAGCAAATGACTGAGCGTGACGTACAGCAATATCAACATCTTGCAAACAAACTACGCGAACAGTGCCAGAAGCAGAGCCAGTAGAAGTATCCACGTTGATGTCCAGACCGCCCCACATGCCGATGATTAGATCAGCAAAGTTGCCAAACACAACTGTATTGGCAGTCATTTGGTTAGTAACTGCCATGTTGTAGCCGTTCACTTGACCATTTGCCATGACAAACTGACCAGATCCAGCATCTTTTGCCTTCTGTTTCATTGCGCCAGCCATTGCCGCTGTAGTCATATAACCTAGCGAGCCAATTAAAGCGTTATCAATAGAAACCTGAGATTCAACATCAACCATCTCGCCAAAGGTCGGATTACCCGCCGCTGCAAATGTCTTTGCACCGATGCCAGTAGTTGCCAAGATTCCAGTCGGCTGGTTGCTAGAGCCAGTGCCAGCAATCGCTGCCAAATCAATCGCCATTGCCAAGCGCATTGCTAGGTCATTGCGAACAAAACCCTCAATTGATATTGAGCTTTGGAGCAATAGCTTTCGAGAAATATCACTAAAGCTGCCCACAGTTTTTGGGGTCATTGTGACTTGATCAAATGCTGCTTGACTCTCAGTTACAGCCGCAGACTCAGCAACCCAGTAGGCTGTTGCTCCGCTGGTTTGACGGGGAATAGCTACATTGCCGTTTAAGTCACGGAGCATGGTTGCGCCCATGCTAGAAACAACCATTGCATTCTCTAACGATTCAATAAATGAACTGGCTAGAAGATCGGTTGCAACAGTGTTGCCTCCAGCGGTTGCAGTGCCTACGTTCAAATCACGTTTCAAAACTTCCGATGGTACAAACAAACCTTGGGCTGTTCTGCCCATTTGATCTGCGGCTGCGCGAGAAGCTTCAAACTCAAACGCTGCATTTTCTTGAGCGCGGCGGTCACTAGGGTTAGCTAAGGCGTGAATTGCTTTCATAAAAGAAAAATTACGAATTTCTTTGGCGCTTAAACCAATGTCATTATCTTTCTTTATTACTGGCTGGGCAGTTCCAATGGTGTCTAATAGTTGAGCGCGGAAAGCGTCAACAGATTTTCCATCATTGATAAATGTACGAGCCATTTCTTTTTGATTGTGCAAGTTACCCGCTGCTTCAATGTTTTGAATGCGGTCAACTTCTGAGCGGCGTGCCGCTTCTACTTCTGCCCGAACATCTACAGTCGGGGTTTCTACTACTGGCGTATCCATAATTGGTTCCTTAATTTCTTTAACTTCTTGAACTTCGATTAATGTTTTATGATTGCTGGAGGCGTTTCGGCCTACACCTACAGAAGCATCTGCTGGGATACTGACTATAGAGACCTCGTATGGCTCCCAATCTAAGGCGCGGTAAGATTCCTCACCCTCTTTTTCATCTTCCATCACCATGCGGTGAATGCGATAACCAACTGAAACGTGTTTACGGATACCATCCATTACGTCATTAAATATTTCCGTTGCGCGTGCGCTATTGCCAAAACGAACTGTGGCTCGACCTACCCGATCACCATCAACAGAAACAGATTCCACAACACCAACATGATCTGATGGGTCATGGTCTACTAACACAGCCCCGCCACCATTTAGTCTGCCAAGACGAATAGCGTTGGGATTGTGGTCTAGTATTTCTCTTCCAAACCAGCGCTCAACAGGCTCCTCACTGGAAAAAGCTAGGTCTACTGTTCGCGTTTCCGCATCAACAGATTCCCTATTCAAATTAAAGGTGCGATATAAATCGCCCGTATTTAGTTCATTCATTAGAAGCCTCTGGCGTGTTGTTAATTAGGTCGCTAGTAGTTAGGCCAAAGCTTTCTAAAACAGCTAGCTCAGCTTTACGCTCGGCGCATACGTCAATAAAATTCAAACCCGCCGCTGCTGTTATTGCAGTAAGCGTGCCCGTTCCCATCTCAACCATCAATTTGTTGGCTTGCTGATCTTTTAGCGGATCAACCCAAGCCCAGCCGCGAGGCTGCCAGTTCACTTTGGTAAACTTTTTAAACTTCTTTTCTGGTAATTTAAGCGCTTGAGTTCTTAGCGATTGAGATAACCACGCTTGATAAACAGGCCGATGTAATTGTTCAGCGACCCACTTTTGCAGTATTCGCCAATGTTCGCGCTCTTCTAAAACACCGCTGCGGATAGAGCTAAAGTTTACGCCCTCAAGGTCGTTTGCTAGGCCGTTGTAAGCCACGTTAAGACCACTGGACGCGCCTCTCAACACAGTCTTGATAAACACTTGATAGGCTGAGTTTGGATGGCTAGGGTCAAAAGTCTCAACGCTCATCCCTGCTGGAAGTTGTTCAAAGACTCCTGGTTCCATATCAGTTAAAAGATTCCCTGATGCATCCTCTTCACCTACATAAGAATCAGAATCAGGAGAAGTGTAGAAGCCCATTTTACTTGCACCAATACGCGCAGCAATTAGCTCGGCTTCTTCGTAGCCAGAGATCATATTTAAACGCTTCATGGCGGTATTCATCCAAGGGATGCCGCGCATTTGGCTTGGTCGTTCTGCTATAAATAGGTGGCAAATATCGGTCGCAGGAACGCGGTTGTATTTTTTACCTTTGTAAGAAATTGAGGTTTCATTGGGGTGGTCAGTTAGCAAGTGATAAGCCACAGGAGCATCCCACTCGTTAACTTCAACTGACATAATGATTCTGTTGCCATTAGCTAAAGTTAGATTAAAATCCTCGTCTAAATGATCTGCTTCAATAATTTGAACAGCAAAGCCAAAATCATTATCAAAGTTACGAACCTTAACCACTAAGACTTCACCATCTCTAGCACAACTTTCAATAACTAGCCGTTGTACGTCTACCCAAGATAACCGACCCGTAACTGAGCAATTCTCAGGCAAGCTCCATTCACGAAACGCCTCTTCTATAGTGTCGTTATCTTGCTTGTCAAGAGAACCATCCTCTCTCACTGAACGCGCTTGAAGTTGAATTCCATGAACGCCAACAACATTGGCCTTAACCATCTTTAAAAATTTAGAGGCGTAATCATTATCCATTGCTAGCTGTCGTGATCTAGCTCGCATAATTCTCAAGCTAACCTCTAGCTCACCATTGGCGGTCAGCCTAGAGCCTTTAAAATCTTGGGTGAGGCGATCAATAACGCTAGAGCCATATCTGCGAAAAGCTTTTTTCCGTTTTTTCACAGTAGGCTTTTCTGGCTCGTTTCTCTTGTCCAAAAAGCTCAAGATCCCCATTTACACAAACCTCGCTTTAATTGTTCCAGATTGGCCTAGACCAGCTTTAATGCGCTCCATGCGAACTTCTTTTACATATTTCGCGGCGTATTGGTCTCGCCAAACCATAAGGTCGGGAATTGGAATTCTAGTGATTGATCGTCCTGCAATGGAATAGCCCATTTGATCTTTGGTTGCTCTTCCAGCAAGCAGAGCGTCAATAGCATCTAGCATCACTTTATTGTTAGAGCGGGGGTCGGTTGTTGCAGTGGCTTTATTCGGTTGAATAATAAATGCGCCAGAATCTAAGGTAATGCGCTCATTATCAGAAGTGCGCTTGATGTACATTTGCCAGTGGTAACGCCCAGCGGAGTAGTTCGCTGTCGTAGAGGCAGGGATAATAATTTGATAGGCAGAGCCAGATTCGGAAGCTGTCAAGCTTATTGATGTTGTTCCCGCGCCTTCTTTTCTAGCACTATAACTCAGGGAATAAGAGGCTGGAGGGTAATCGCCACCGAGGTCAACTCTAGTCCAAGCCACTCTATCCCCTGCCGTAAATGACAAAGGTTCTGTGGTCGTGAAGCTAGATGTGTCAAAAAGGTTAGCCATTCTGCGCCCAAAGCATTGATTTATGCTGTTGGGTTAGCTGTCCTTGTCGCTAAAAGCAAGTCACCGCGATTGAGTAACTTCTTGGGTGTTCATAAATGCAAAGGATTTATTGTCAAGTATGTCAATAACTATGCCTATAAATTGCAGAGTTGGTAGTTCGTCATCGTATAGGTTAAAGGAATACTCCTCACCAATTTCTATGTTGTCCACACCAAACACCCTACCAGAAATGTTTCCATCAAGGTCGTTTGCTGCGTCAAGTATCCACTGATCTTGCGCTAAATGTAGGTCAGATAAAGGCATCAGCTATTCTAGCATTTATATTTGAAATTAATTTAATTTATTTTCTATATTGACTTGTTTATCTATCACATTGTGATATTATAAACACATACAAAGAACGTAGCAAAGGAAAACAGCATGACACAAGTAAAGCGGTTTGGAATTGAGATTGAAGCCATTGCACCTAGCCACATGGGACGCAGTGACTTAGCCCAACAGATTAGCCATTTAGCTGATGTTGAGTGTGTTTATGAAGGTTATAACCACACTACCCGCCCACACTGGAAAGTTGTTACTGATGCAAGCTTGAGTGGTGACGGCGTTTGTTTTGAAGTAGTTAGCCCAATTTTAGATGGTGAAGATGGTTTGGCGCAAGTTACGCGAGTGATGGATGCGCTAGATAGATTGGAGTGTACTGTAAACAGAAGTTGCGGTTTGCATGTACACCATGACGCTACTGAGTGGGGCGTTAAGGAAATTAAAAATGTTAGCCGCCTATGGCTAAAGTATGAAAGTGCAGTTGACCAGATAATGCCAGCCAGCCGCAGAGGTAATGCAGGAAGATGGTGCAGAAGTAATTTACGGACTTCACTAGCACGCCAGCTTGCAGAAGTTAGCCGAAGCGCTGGCATAAGCGCAGTGATTGAATCAATGAGTGGTGGTAGCCGCTATTACAAGCTGAACTTGAGCAGTAAGTTTGTACATGGGACTGTTGAGTTTAGGCAGCATAGCGGGACTGTTAGCGCAGAGAAAGCAGTAAATTGGGTAAAAATGACCGCTGGTTTTATGAGAGCCGCTGAAAATGCAAAGCAAATTAATGTAACTGGAGCAGGGAAGTTTGAGAACTTAGCCAAAATTGGCAAAGACCGCATGCTTACTGCTTATTTAAAACGCCGCCGTTTAGAGTTGGCATAGGGAGTAGTAATTATGAGCAAGTTAAAAAATTTACAAATTATTAAAGAAGAGGAAGCAGCTATGACTAAATTATATTTTGCATACGGAGCCAACACAGATATGGATAGCATGAGCATGCGCTGCCCAAAAGCTAAGGCTGTTGGCAAGGGTACATTGTGGGACTTTATGCTAGCATTTAGGCGAGTAGCCGATATTATCCCCAATAACAACCATGTTGTTGAGGGCGGTTTGTGGGAGATTACCGCTGACTGTGAGGCATCACTAGATAGGTTTGAGGGATTCCCTAACTTTTACACGAAGCAGGAGGTGCATGTAGTTATTAAAGGCGCTGACCGACCAGTAAAAGCTATGGCTTATGTTATGAATACTGATGACATGCTATTTACGCCACCTTCTAGCAGTTACCACGCGACCCTACAGCGCGGGTATAAGCATTTTGGCATAGCTTATGAGCAGCTTGTTGAGGGCGTTGAGCGCAGCAAATGTGATGACTTGCCAGACTTTGGCGAGCCTAATGACGATTTTTATTATGACGAGTTTAAATTATGAGTAATAACGATAAGTTTTTTAGCTTACTAAAGCTACATAACTTGAGCAGCCAAGCAGTAGTTGACCTTTACGCCAGTGACGGCGTGAAGGTTAGCCGCAGTACAGTTGAAAAGTGGAGACTTACAACCAAGGATGCGAGGAATATGCCAGATGTATCGTTAGCATTATTGAAGCGCATACTGGCTGAACAATAAAGAAAGAACAGGAGATTTATAATGGACGACTTTGATGTAAAAGTTAAAAGGGAAATATTTGTAAAGACTGCGGAAGTTAGGGTGAACCGAGCCTTAAAACATATAAAGATAATTGGAGCCTTAAACGACAAAAGCGCCTATGTATACAGTGACGCTGATGTGAAAAAAATAGTTAAAGCGCTTAAAGATTCTGTTTTAGAAATTGAGGCTAAATTTAAAGAGCCTGTGGTTATTAATAAAAAAGAAGAGTTTAAGCTAGATTAAAAAATTACCAGCGACTAACGAAACTATTGGATCTGCGCTTAGGTGCGCTTTTAGTTTTTCTTTGTGTACTGTTTGGCATAGGCTCCTCCACTAATGCTGGGGGAGCTATTTTTCTGGCCCTAACTTTTAAAAGATCAGGGTTTAAATTATTCAAAGCAGCGTAGGCGTAAACAAAACAATCAAGCGCTTCATTTCGCTCTCTAGTTTTAACCCATTCTAAAACTGAAAAACCTTTCCTGAACTTAGTGACCAATTTTTCTGCTGTTAACTGAGCAAAAAACTCTTCATCTAAACCTACTGAAAAATGAACATTGTCGTTATGGAGCCAAGAGTAAACTGTACGTTTTGCGGTATCGACACCAACTTGATAAAGCATGACCCTTTGCCGCCCAGTTTGCTTGGGAGTAGTAGATAAGGGTCTGCCCATACCAGCTACACCCTTAATAGCAAAGACCCTTCTACCAGCGCGAGGCTTCGTAAAAGCGTACACATGCTCAGTAAGATACCCAGAGTCAACGGCGACTCCAATGATCTTATGACCATCATAAGTTTTCATCAAAAATGAATCCAAGGTTGCCCAGACTTCTTTTTCTGTAGGCTCTCCGTAAAATACTTTTTGAGTAAATATCCAAGGCTCATTATCCAGACCCCAGCCTACAACTTGAACCTCTATCCTGTCTTTTTGTACATCGACCCCCGCCGTAAGAATTAAAACATCATCGGGTATTGCCGTTAAATCATAAGCCTCTCTTTTTGACATAAGGCTATCCCCTTCAACTGTTTCGCCTTCCTCTTCCCACGTTTCTCCAAGGCTTGTATTCACCCATGCCTTTAATGTTTCTGGAGACCTTTTTGCAGACAGAAAATCCTCTACAACTTCTGACCATTTGCGCCAAGGTGAATAAAGCTCATTAATATGAAACCCTGCTGTTTTACCTTCAACCCCTGTTGCAATCCACTCTCCCTCTTTTAACATCCAAGGCTTGTTTGACTCTTCAATAATTGACCCACAATGTTCACACACACAATGACATTTTTTAGGCTCATTCTCAGGCCATTGTATATTTGCCCATTTCAAAGTTTGTTTAATATTGCATTGAGGGCAAGGCACATGATAACGCCGCTGGTCGCTTTGCTCCCATTCCATCTCAATGCGGGATACCCCTTTAACTGTAGGAGTGCTTGTTAAAATAATTTTTCTGTTCCAAAAGGTTGTAGTTCTTTTTTTGGCAAGAGTAACAGGATCACCCTCACTTCCTGCGGATAGCGGGTATCTATCTACCTCATCAGCCATAACTAAACGGATAGGTCGGCTAGCTAAACTAGCTGGGCTATTGCTACCACCAATAGTAATATGACCTCCTGCAAAGCTTTTGTGCATTGTGGTGTTGCCACTATCTCTTGAGCGGGGATTTTTAATAAGTCTTGACAGTATTGGCGTATCTCTAATCATAGGAGCAAGCCTGTCCTGTGACCAAGTTTTCCCCATTTCCACTGTCGGTTGAAGCACAAGTATAGGCGCTGGATCTTGCGCCATGTAGTACCCAACCACATTATTCAACACCTCAGTTTTGCCAATTTGTGCCGATGACATAATCACTACTGTTTCAATGTTGCGCTCATTTACCGCATCGAGCATGCCTCTTTGATAGGGAGCGCGGTCAGTCCTCCATTGCCCTGCCTCTGCTGAGGATTCTGCTGACAGGCGGCGGTGTGCATCAGCCCACTCACTCACCTTCAATAACGGCGGGGGTGTCCATATCTTTGAAACTCTGTTCCACGCGCTTTCTAAATTTGTCAGGCAATCCATCGTTTGCTAGCTCCTGTAAAGCTTCTGTGATTTCTATTTTAATGATCTGCTCAACTTCACCAAAGTCTTTCGCTGCTAAAACTTGGCTAGCTGTTTTTGAGGGAACTCCAAGTAATTTTGATTTGGCGTTGGCTGTGAAGTTTTGCCAACAATCGACCACCCATTCAATTTGAATGTACTCGCCTCGCATTTCCCCGACCTCTATTTCTATGCGATCAGCTTGAGCTTTGGCTAAGCGAGTTCTTTCACTATGCAAGTCAGTAGCAGAGGCTTCTTTGCCAAAAGCACGTTCCCGCAAAAAACGAACGTAGCCACGAACACATTTAATTAAATCCCATCTACCCTTGTCTTGCGGTTTAGGTATTACCCCATCTTCTGCCAAGCGCCTAATATGCCTTTCTGACAAATCTAAAACAGAGGCTATCACTGCTATTGGGTATGTATTTCTATCAGACATTACTTTGGATACCACGCTTCACTGTATTTGTGAGCCTCAATGCCTAGCGCTTTAAACACATTTTCTTCTAGCAACAACTCTATTTCATCACGGGTAGCGCCTATAGCTTCTTTTACTTGATCTACTGTGTAGTCATATTCCTGTATAACTGACTTAATTAGCTCTGCCATTTTTACAGAAGCGTGTACACCCTTAGCCCTATTGATCCGAACTGTTAAAAGCATGCGCTCAGGCTCAGATAATGACAAAACTGTACATGGAACTTTGCCCTCACTTAATTCCTTAACCTTTTTAGAAGTTTTAGCAAGCGTAGCCCTGTGGAACCCATCTATAATCACATGATCTTGTGTGACTAATATCGGTTGAATCCATCCGTTTTTTAAAAGCGAATGTTCTAGCAATTTGAACTCATGCTTTAGAACCACGTTGGGGTTGTAGTCATTGGCTATCAATAACTCTGCATCAATCCATTCAATTGAATCTATTGGGTGGTTCATAAAGTTTCTCCTGCATGGCGGCGAGTATTTAATCTTTCCCACCAAGTATTCCCTTGGCTATAAGTCACATAAGGAACGTCCACCCAATGATTACACTTCATAAAGATTGAGCCCATGCTTGGAACAAACTCTTGCACGCCCTCATTTCTAATTTTTTCCTTATAATCATTCCATCTAGCAGGAAATCTAAACCGCAAATGGAGCATTGCATGGCATCTTCCGCAAAGTGAATGCAAGCTGTTTAAATATACTTCAAGCGTAGGGCCGTAATCTTCTGCATGGTGCATTGTGTTCTTTGATTGCCCACACATTTCACAAGGACCAACAACAGGCTTGTTTTTTGATGCTTTGTATTTAGCAAGCATTCTTACTCTAGTCTTTGCAGACCACTGCTTATAATCATTCATTTTTAAAAATTCTCCCGCTGTAAATTATTCCAAATCTATTCTTATTATGTTCAATAAAATTATGTGACTTATAAATAGGCCAGCTCATAGGAGTGCAAAATGCTGTAGCCTTTCCTGTAAACCCACCTAGCGCCTCTATTCTTGCCATCAGTAGGCTTTTGCCTATACCGCCCATGCGGAAGTTAGGGTGAACATAGTCACTCTTAAAACGCGCTTTAGCGCCATTAACGACTAGAGCCGCGCATCCTATAACTTTGCCTTTATGCTCCGCGCAAAACCAAAAACAGTCTGGCGGGTTATCAAAAGTAACGCGCTCTTTTTTGCCTTGCCTAATAAGGCTAGATATTTCGTTATACTCACACTGCCTGATTGAAGTTTTCATATTCCAATTGAGCCTTTGTTGGAGTTTTGCATGGCTGAATAACTCGCTTATAAGAGCCGTTAACTACTTGTTGAAAAACGTACATTATTGGATAGCCCCACATGTTTTCTGGTCGGCCTGATTTCCCTGTAATTTTATTATTACTTCTTATTTTTCTAGCCATTTCAACTCGCGTAAAAGCCATTGTTTTCATTTTAGGGTCAGATATATTTTCTTTAATGTATAAGTGAATACCTCGCCAACTTTTTGGGTATCTATTGATAACAGCAAACCTGTCTAAATCTCTAAAATATCGCTCATGCACAATCATCTCAGGGAATATATCCATAAGCTGTTGATAAAATGTAGGGTACGCAGTTTTTAGTTTGTGAAGCTCTTTTGCTGCTTCTGCATGGAGCGGCGTTGAAACTCTTAACGCTTGCCCATTCCATTTTTGTACATCATAAATAGAGCAGTAACGAATGCCCCTGTCATAAAAGTATCGAAAAACATCATTTTCTGACCAATCAAATATAGGCTTAACCAGTTTTACGTTGGGAGATTCAGTGGCGTTAATGTAGTTTTCATTGCGCTTATTAATGCAAGACCTAAACCGAACTAGAGACTCGTCACTTCTTATTCCATTAACCATTGCTACCTTTCCTTTCAACCCTTGGATGCAAAATTTATCCATATCGTATTGGCTAAAAGGTTTCTTATTTCCTGTCTCAGTTATAGCTCCCTCTGGCTTTGGTCTAATCCAGTCTCTATTATTATCCCACTGGATGTATTCATACTTTTTACCTAAAAGGTATTTTTCGCTCAGCATGGGAACTGCAAAATAAGTAAGGTCAAATCGCTTTGTGTCAGCTTTAACTTCAAGTACAAAATCAATAACATCTTCTGGAATTAACTCCTCGTCCCTAAAAATAACTTTAACTGGCTGGGTCATTCCTCTTTCATCGTAAACTTCTCGCACTAAATGAATCGTAACTAAAGAGTCTTTGCCGCCAGAAAATGCACAGACTAATTCATCAAAGCAATCAATAACATGATGGATTCTTTTCTTTGCCTCAGTAAGAACATCAATGCCAATATATCGAACACCTTTCTTTTTATTTTGTGTCACGCATAGCCTCCTGCGCAAAGGCAATTAATCTTTCAGATATTGTAACTGTTCCTACATACTCGCCTTTAAGCCAGCGCAAAAAATCCATCCATTGTTTTTGTTCTTGCTCATCATTGAAGATAATGTTGTATTGAATGGTATAGCTGTCTTCAAGAAGGTTGGCATCTTCGTCCTCTTCGTCTTCTTCACCAAGCATAAGCATGTCCAATTCTGGCAAGGTAAAACCCGTATTCTCTAGGTCATAATTGTCATCGTCTAAATCTTCCAGTTCAATCTTTAAAAGAACATCGTCCCACTTTGAATCTTGGGCTACTCGATTGTCGGCTATGCGATAAGCTCTCTTTTGAGATTCGGAAAGCCCTTCTGCAATATGTATAGGAACTGACTCAAGCCCCAACCTTCTAGCGGCTGCTAGCCTAGTGTGTCCAACTAAAATGACATATTCTTCATCCACTACAATTGGTTGACGAAAGCCAAACTCTTGAATGCTTGAGGCTACATTGTCCACTGCCCCTTCATTGTTTCTAGGGTTGTTAGCGTAAGGAATAACGCTTCCAATTGATGCTTGTATCACTTCCATTTATAAGCCCCTCGGCTATGACATTGATGTTTGGGCGCAGACACTAAGT